CTGTACCTTAGCATGGCTTGAGACATGCTATCTACGTAATCATCATGCGCTCCATGAGGAAATGATGCGCATTCTTCAATAACTTCTTGAGCCCAATGCTCCTGTTCAGGATACCAAACAGCTCCTGATTCAAACAACGGTGCAACAGAATTTACTCTTACAAATTTATCTTTACCTTTTGTAGGCACAAAATCTACAACGGGTATACCCATACGTCTAAACTCTTGGGCTAATGGTTGTCCTGTTGCCTTAGCTTCAATGACCACGGTCTCAGGTTCCCAGTACTTGTATTGTTCTAATGCTATGGCTTTAAGTTCTGGAAAATCATATTTGCCTTTCATTGCATCTAATAAAATTACATTTGGTTCTTGTCCTTCTTTTGGAAAAAAAATACCCCATGTAGTAATCGCACTATAGTCTGCAGTTTCTTTTTTTGAAAAAGCTGTATCATAGGATTGGATTATTCCTTGTAAATTTGGAACATCCTTTTCTTTCCATGGCCTCCACCATTCTCTTTTGATAATAGCACCCTCCTCAGAAGTAGGCTCTTGCATATATTGAGCTGACCAGTTTCTTACAGGCAATGATGCTTTTACTTTTAACAATTCTTCTAGTTCCCAATACTCAGGCCATACAGGTTCTTCGTTTGGCATGATTGCGGGAAAAGAAATTTGTTTCCACTTATCTGCTTTAGGTTCTTTTTGAGCCTTGATTAATCTTCCAGTAAGATCATCTTCTGCCCAACGTGTCATAACCACGACTATTGTTCCACCAGGTTGTAAACGCTGTCTGGGTCCTGATACATACCAATCGAAAGATTTTTCCATAGCCGTATCTGACAAAGCATCTTGTTCAGTATGTGGATCATCGATAATAAGTAAGTCCGCCCCTCGTCCTGTGATAGAACCGCCAACCCCCGCTGCATAATATTCTCCCCCATGATTAGTCTCCCAACGTCCTTTAGCCTTACTATCTTCTCTTAGTTTAACATCTCCAAATATTTGTTTATAGTCTGCTGAGTCCATAAGATTACGAACCTTTGAACCGAACCTTGCTGATAATTCTGAGTTGTGGGATACCTGCATAATTTTTAATTTTGGAAACTTCCCTATCATCCAAGCAGGAAATAAATACGATGCAAATTCTGATTTAGTATGTCTAGGAGGCATATTAATTATGAGCCTTCCTTTTCGTTCTTTAGAAATTTTTGTAAACTCAGCAGCTATTATCTGATGGTGCCCCCATTTCTTTGGGTCCTTATCCAATCTACATACGAAGTCAGGCCAAACATTTTTTACAAAATATATAAAATTATCTTGGCACAATTTTATGTGCTCAATCCATCTTTTCTCTACAGCTACTCTTAGCTGTTCAGTTGTTAATAATTCTTTTTGCACCATCTATATTTACTCTCACTATGAACTTTTTCTTGCCACTCCCTACCTGGTCTAGTTGTCCAACCTTTACCTTTTGCAAAAGGTCGAGTGACAGCTTCTTTTTCAAAGCCACAAGCGTTCAAACTAATACCTGACTCATTTTGTAGGGTATAAGTAATAATTTTTTTACCACCCATAAGCTGCCATATGTTCCAAGCTTTTGCATACAAAAAACTATTAACATTTTTTGTTCCATCAGAACAGGTTCTTAGTACCTCTGCAGTATACCTATTATCTAACTTTCTAGCTACAGGTCTACCAAGCACTAGGATTCCTACTAATTTATCATTCTTCAAAGCTCCTATACAAAATTTACAACCTCTTACCTTCTTACTATGACGATGTAACTTAATTATGAAGTTGTTGGCCTCAGCCATTGAAATAGGGATACATTTCATTTTCATTTTGGGTCCCCTTTTGTATCATAATAAAATAAACTCGACTACATGTATTAATCTTGTTCTCAAGGCGATCTCTAAGTTACATCAAAAGTTGTAGAACGTCGCAAGATATTGTGGTTAGTGGTTGTATGTCGTACTAGATATTGAGCCTTCTAGCACGTTACCTTCAGGAACCAGCTGCAAACCAGTTGCTGCCAGGCAGCAGCCTCTACCTGCTGCCTGAAATTTTTAGATGTAAGGATTATGTAAAGAGTTAGTTTTCTTTGGTGGTATTAATTTATTCCAAGTTGGTTTGTACTTTTGTAACCAACGTCTTTCATACCATCTGATTTTATCGGGGTCTTTTACTCGCAGTATTTTAACAACGCAATTCATTCTTTCAAAATCGTAAGAACGTAATCTTTGATGAATATCCCAACGCGACATTCCGATATACTTAATGATTTTACTTTCTTTACTTATAATAAAATATATACCCCCGAAACATTCGGGGATATAACTAGGTTTAAGGTTGAATATTCTTTTACCCATTATTCAACTGTTCAAGTATCGGTCTTAAATTTCTAATAAGATTTTGTTTTAATTCTTTTACAATATCATCATTAGGATACTTAACTAAAATTTCCTCAACAGCACTTTCTAATTGTTTATACATAAATTGATAATTCAATGCTGTTGTAGGATTGTCAGTTGGTTGATCTACTTGTTGAGCAGATTGCTCAACAAGTGTTGTATTAAGTATGTTAATTAAATCGTTATTAGGCATCAGCACCCCCGATTTTTTCGTACTTAACTTTTATTTCAGTAGTTTCTTGTTCAACTAAAAATTCCTCATACAATTTTGGAAATTTTTCTTTGAACTTAGTTGTGTCAAATCTTTTCATCTTTCTTTGAATAAGTTGAGCAAAACCCTCAAAGTCATTGCCCATATCATTTAAGATAATAAGATTAGTTTTTAAGTCTTTGAAAGTTTGCACATATTCGGGTTTCATAAGACTTGTCTGTTTAGTGTATTCTGAAATAGTGGTTTTCAAAATACCATAGTTTAACAATGCAAGTTTTTGTTGTTGACTTGCTTTTTTAACTCTTATTTTTTTAAGAGTGTTTTTTTGCTTTGTCATAACTTTTACTCCTTTTGTTTATGTTAAGTTATAACTAATCTTATATAGATAAGATTTTTAAAAACAACTCTTTTTTTCACTATTTCAAAAAAAAATTTCTTTCATAGAGCCACGCACATTAACATTTTAAACTCTTTTGATACTAGGGGTCATGGCTTTTTTTATCTAAAAAGATTTTAAATTTTCTACCCGTGTAGCGAACTGGCGTCCTAATCTTTCTTTTTAAAATAATTAGAGAACGCAGAAACGAGAAACGAGACGGCACGGGTTGAAGCCCGTGCCGATTGAATAAATAACAAGCACAACATAAGTAGATTGCTATTTCAACAAATCCTAAATCCATTACTTTCCTCGCAGAACTCAATGAACTCATTTACATTCTCTAATGTAAAAGGATAAGAACTTCCGTAATCATAATTTTTCTGGATCCAATCCCAAGTGTCGTGATCTTCTTTCGGATAGTCGCGAGGTGCTAGACCTTTCTTGCCTGTTTCAGCTTCGACTTTCTTTCGTAACATTTCATGTAGCTTATTAACATGGACGTTATTTTCTTCGGCTTTCTTCGTATCATCTTCAACCTCTTTGATAGCTTTCGCAACTGTTCCATTGCTAATTAACGCTTTTAATTGGTTTGCAATTTGCTTTGCTTGTTCTTGGCTTACCTCATGCCCACCATTAGACTGCCACAAAGGTTTATTTTTTTCTTCTATAACCCCTGTATGTTCGCAGACAAATTCGGCGAGCCGACGCCACCACCAAACGTTGTTTCTGAAATACTCACCTTTTTCTGTTTTATGATTTCCTAGACTATATAAATCAAAGCCCATGATTTTCTCCTTTTGTTTATGTTTATCCCATGAATGTAAGACTTTATTTGGTAAAGTCAAGCACAAAATTTTCACGATCCACGAAAGCTTCAGGAACAAAAACTGGGGGTCTGGCTCTGGGAGCTGGTCTCTACATATTTGAGTGTCATCAAACGAGGAACTACCAACGAGATTACGCCTCTTCCAGCAGGATCTGGTGCTGGCCAGGCCAGTTACCATATTGTCACCGCTGCTAGGACCGAGAACGCAATAAACGAGGGAGCGCGACATGCGATGGCTGCCGAAACGGCAGCCCATCCGAAGATCATGATCCCGACTAACATTTTACTTTCCCCATGTGATTCCCTCCACATCTGTCTTGAACTTAACGTGTTGATGCAACTGTAGCTTCGTAAGTATTTTAGGTACGTTGTCTAACAAACCTTCGCCTTTGAGTCTGCTGCCCTTGGTAATTCTCACCCACATCTTTTCGGCATAACCACGGTGCTTGAACCATACGTACACGTAATCCTGCATCGAAGGCCTCCTTTCCAGCGCTTTTATCTTGAAGTATGTTTCTTTGCCGTGGTGAGGGCACGAGAAAACAACATTGTCAACAAGTCCTAATTCCATATTGTCTTCTTCCATCTGCTTGGCTTCTTCAGAGTCTAACGGATCTCTCCAAATAAATTTATCTTTTGTCATAGTATTACCCCCACGAGCTTTAGTAATAAAATTACAGAAACACAGAATGTCAGTTCAACCAATATACTTCTACTCATCCTTTACCTCTGACTCTGACCAACTGTTACCGTTAGCTATGCATTTGTCATTAGGGCCACCCGTCAGTGCGTAGACTTTTCCTTCTTTGGGCTTGTCTTCTTTTGTTGGATCAAACTTGGATCCATCAACTATGTACTCACATCCGAAGTGTTCATTCATTTGTTTGATTAATTTTCTGTTCATTGTTCTCCTTTGTTATGTGTCCCATGTATATAAGACTTCTATCTCCTGCTGTCAAGAACTTTTTTGAAACCTTTTCCAGCAGATGTTCCTGACGCTGGTGCTGGGCCCATGGTCATTACCTCTTTGTTTAGCGAATGGCGATGAACGAGAACGAGGACTGCGATACCAGCACCTGCTTCAGATCCTGGCTGCACCAGCTAGTATCTTATCTATCTGAGTGTTGTCAAACGAGAGTTCGCCAACGAGGACGTAGCTTTTCGTACCACACGAATCCTTCGCGGTACCAGCTCCCAGATCCTGGGCCAGCAGCCTGATGGTCTTTAGTGGCGTAGAACGAGGAAACGAGAAGCGAGGAACGAGGACTTCAGGAGGCTGCACCAGCCGTCTTCAGGAGAAGGTCCCAGATCCCCTGAGTTGTGGTGTCCGAGGACGTAGAAACGAGGTCAACGCAACGAGAATCACGGTTCACGGCCAGAATTTCTAAGGCTCTCTGCTTGAGGGGGGAGTTCAGAATAAATACTTTACCACCTGCCCTTTGATATTTGATATGCCAATTAATTTGCCACTTTGAAAGACCTCTATTCTTGAGGTCATTTGCTTTAAGTTCAAGCCAAAAAACACTTTGATTCAATACACAATGAACATCTGGAATACCGTTAGTAGTATTGCTTTCAACCCTTGTAAAATGTGCATTTTTGTTTATCTTCTTGATACGATTCCAAAGCTTTGTTTCACCTGATTGAGCCATAATTAAAACATGTCAATAATTACAAATACAGCCATAAAAATCACCTGAACCATCTTTCATTATATGTGCATTAATTGGATAGTCATGATATTCTGTAAGATGAATTCTAAGTATATCGCATAGGTCATAACAGCTTACATCAGCCAAAATTTCCATACCTTGAGTCATTTCTTTAGTTACTTCAACTAAATGATATAGACCATCAGATAATAATATAAGATCCATTAAAATTTAATAATTTTAGTAATAACTGAATTTGGTATTATAGTCGTACCGCCAATAGTTTCTATAAAACCCTCATCACCTTCTTTACCGTCTTTGAGACCATAATCGCTAAAGATTCTAGTAATACCTTTAGATCTTGAGACCAACCAACCTCTCGAAACCATTCTACCAAGACCTGACTTCATCAATTGATCAAAAGTTTGCCAACCTGTCTCCCCAACAATATCGAGCCAGTGTATTTCTACAAAAGGATATCTTTCAATTTTTTCTTTATGGATTTTCAAATTTAAATCTAAAGTTTTTTTACGATTTAATTTTTTACTTTTCATTTTTGTTACTCGTTTCAACATTTACACTTCCTACATTTGTAACCAAAGTACTATTATGCACCTCATTAAAAACAGATAACCATTGAGACCAACTATGTGTTTTCGATAGATTTTTCTGGCGTAACGTCAATGATATTTTTGGCTTCACCAATTTTTTCTTCGAGCTCATCTAACCTCTTTTCTAATTGTTCTCTTGATAATCCTTCCAAACCTAAATGTGTTACCTCTTTTCGATCAACAAAAAAACCAGCCATTTTGCCTTTTGCAACTTCAGCATTAATAGCCGCCGTAAACTGACCTTTATTTTCTGCGCCGTTACGTAATCTATCGTAGGTTTTATATGATCTTAATTTATCTTTTTCATAAATTGCTAATTCTTGAGCCATTCTTTTTTCTAAGTATCTACAAACATGAGGATTTATATCTGGGTTAGTTAATCTTGACGCTGTCTCAGTAGGGCCATATTTGTTTTTACTCGTGTATCCAGCCTCTTTTGCTGCATCTACTTTTGAGATCTTGCCATAATTCTCAACGTAAATATCAATAAATCTTTTTTGTTTTGGGGTTAGATCCAATACAGTTCTTAAGGATTTTGATTTTTGTGGCATGCTATATCCTATACCTCTTTCCTAGAAAAATAAATACAGGTCAATAAAATTCTATTTTTTTTCCATTAGGAAATGGTATTTTCCTAGAAATCTAGGAATTTTCCTAGTTTTTTTTTGAGAACTAGGAAAGCTTTTCTGTAATAAATACAATAGTTTAAGTAATATTTTCCTAGTTTCCTAGTAAAAAAGCTGTATTTGAAAAAAAAAATAAATTTTTTTTTCTAAGCAGTGGGTATAGGGTGTAGAACTAGGAAAACTTAGAATGATTCTAAACTATAGATACCCACAGCGTTTGGTATCTTTTTTCTTGTTGATTTTGACATAAATCACGTATATCTTTAATTAGTTTTTTCATTTTTAGCACCTTTCAAACATAGGAGAACACATGACTTGGATCAGGGGGAAACCCCTTGATCCCTGGCCCGTGACCCGTGATCCTTGACTATACATTCAACAACCAAGATACACGGCTCACTGATTCCGTTTGTTAAATTTAATACCCTTGACACAACTAACTAAAAAAATATATACACTGCCTGTATATACAACTCCAATGTTTATGTGGAGGGCTGGTGAAGGGAGACTAGAGCCAGCCCTTAAACAATTACCGATATTAATATTGATGAAAATAGAGAAGTAGAAGCATGATAAACTGCTGATCTCAAATGCTCTAAATGTTTTCTATGATATTTTTTTGAACTAGGTTCTTTACACTTTCGATACTTTTGATATTGCACATAATACCTTCTCCAAGCAACTTGTTTTTCTGTAAATTTTATATCTTTCTTCTTAATAGCTTGCACATATTTTGATTTTACATGTTCAGGAGAAAATCCTGCCCAATAACAAATACTTTGAAAATCATCACCTTCGTTCATAATCCAGTTATGAGCTTCTAATTTAAATATACTTGACTTACGATCGTTTTGATTATTACAAGAATCTTCTAATGCATTGCATAGTACACCTCGCCAAAGTTTTTCTTCTCCAGGAACATCGTTTGTTGAAAGTAATGTTGCAGCGAAACTAGTGCCCATAAGTTTTAATAAGGTAGGTGAGTAAGTCACGATAATAAATTACCCTGTCAGGGTCACTCCTTTTTTTAGCAAGATAAAAGTTGTAATCATCATGAACATTTTCTATTAAATTATAAATATCCTGTCCAGACCAACCTTCAACTTTTGGAATATCAAGAAAATCTTTAAATAAAGCCATATCGAGAGTATAATTATTATTAGCCACTTTTACCACCCTGTACGACCTTTAATTTAAACAACTTTGCTTTTGAAATAACTCTTTTTGACTTAAGATTTTTGTATATTTCTTGAATATCCTGCATAAAATTTGGATCAAATGTGTCTGCATAATCAAACTTTTGACCCATATATAAACGGAACATCACTCCTGTCACGAGTGAATATTCCTTCATATTTAATTTTTTAGCTAATAGATGTAGCGATTTGTGGAGATCGCTAATGTCTGGTGTATTTTTTGCCACGAATCAATTCCTTTAATTTAGTTAATAAGTCTACCACAATACTGGCGCTTGATCCGTGTTTCTTGTTTGATTCCTTAAAGTATCCGTTACCTTCACACAATTTGCACAACTTCAGGGGGTGTGGAACTTGTAATTCCTCTACACTTGCTAAATAACCATTACCCTTACATTTAAAACAAATCTCGAAAGATTCTACTTTATCAAAAACATTATCTGAATTGTAAGTCATAATCAAACCTTTTTTTCTGGCTTACCATTTGTTTTTAAAAGTTTATTAATGTATTTATCTGTGGGTTGTTTTGTTTTTTTAGCCCGTATATCAACATATTCATGTATCATTTTAGAAATCATACTTGCAGGTGATCTGAATTTTGCATTACATAATGCTTTTAAAATATCATAATCTGGTTTTCTAACTGCAACTGATTTAAATTTGTTTATGTCCATTTTTTACTCCTTTGTTTAGTTTATTTGGGGTCATACCAAACATGAAAAATCCATCCTTATCTTGGTATAGTTTTTTAAACCCTAACTTTCTTAATTTAGTTGGCACTTTTACATTTTTCTTTTTACTTGTAGCCATGTTTCTTGCACTCCTCTTTGCATTGTTGTCGTGTTTTAATTTGAGGGTTTGACATTACATTGTGTACTCTCTCAAAATACGGATTAGTATCACCAAATGACCAGCCCTTGTACCTGCTTAATCTATCAATAGCAGCAAGCATACTATCTCTCCATTCTTTCTTTACCATAATATTGGACCTAAGATTATTGCTAAGATAACCAATAATGTTTTTGGAAAAGAAATTAAAAGAATAAGGATCAATAAAAAAAATTCCAGATTGTCGAACTTCATTTTTTCTCCTGTTTACATTTTATCTCATCGTTAACTAACAGACTAACTATCTCTTGATTGAAAGGTTTATACAAATTACCAAAATCGTCACTCAAAAAAATATTCTTGACGTTTTGTTCATGTTTTATTTTTTCATTAGAAGTCATCATCGATTTACCATAGTAATCTTGTGAATCAATGTTGCTTAGTTGCCTGTCTAGTTTTTTGACAAGTTGCACAAATTGTTGTGACTGACTGTTTATGTGTATTTTCATAGTCCCATTTACATAGGAGATCATCAAGAGAATGTCAAGAATTTAATTTTGTGCTATAATAAATTTATGAATTATATTATGATTGGAATTCTTTGTATTTCTTCTTTTACTGAACCAGATTGTATTTTTTTTAATGAAAATCCAATAAAAAATTACTCATCTTTCGAAAGCTGCCAAAAGGAAGCTGTCAAAAAAGTCAATGAAATGGGGCCAAATTTAAAAAATAATGGCATTCCTGTAACATCTATAAAAATCTACTGCATGCTTGACAAAAGTCAAAATACTTGATTTTTCACTTAAAAGTTGATAAGATAATCACATGAGGCAATATCTATGCCAGATCAGAGTAGCTGGACTTTATATTAATTGTGTCGTAATGGCTGCTAGTGAAGAGATGGTGCTAGAAAAAATTGCTGAAAGTTTAAACCAGGGTTCTTATAAGGTTGAAGA